AATCTTTCTACATCTCGTTCTGTAAGATTAAAAACATCAGCTAGTTCTGGCTTGCCGTCCTTCTCAAAGTAGTTTTCCTTAAACCACTTATAGAATTTATCATCGGCATTTTCTTCCATTATTTTAAACTTTACATACGATTGCTTCTTTTCCTTTTCTATTCGTCTAAGGAAAGCATAGTATATAATCTGAGTAAAATAAGAAAAGGGGTTAGATGATTTATCTGGGTTGAAATTATGAGCATACATCAAGCAATTTTCAATTCCATCCCCCACCATTTCTTCTCTATATGGGTAGTTCATGAAATTTGGTCTGTAGGACAGATGTTCTGCAGTTTTTAAAAAACATTCTGCAATATAATCAGTTACAGGAGGTCTATCCTTACTATTTTTTTCAGCTGTTCTGACTTTCTTGATCCACTTTGTCATTTCATCATTAAATTTTGAGTTATCGATGTAATGTCCTTTTGTGGCAGGCTTTATGACTTCTGGTTCTATTTTAATAGCAAAATCATCAAACCCTAAATCATCTTCGTCCTCTTCTAATTCAATTTTTTTCTTTTTTTGTTTAGTTTTTTTCATAATTACATTATACGTCCAAATAACATAAGAGCAAGGGGGGTATTGACAGAATTGTTTTCCTTGCTACAATGAGCGTGTACGCGATGGACAAGGGAAATTATACTTATTAGATACTATAGAGTACTTTAAGTATCCTCTGAGTCTTATTCAGAGTTATCTTCAGGGCTATCCTGAATAAGCTTGCTTGGATCATCAGGCCAATCACTCAAATCAATTTCTTTGAGTTCTTTTTCCGAAAGCCTTTCCATTTCAGGAATTAGGGCATCATCTTCAGCGAGTTCAGCAAACATTTCAGGATCTAAAACTCCCGTATCAATCAGATCTGCAATAATATCGAGAGGAAAGAATAAGAACATTCCAACCATATTTGGTTTTTTTTCTGGAGGTTCTGGTGTTGCAGTATCCCCATCTTCATTCTTTTGTGGTTTACCAAAAAGTTCTTCTTCCATTTTTTTTTGAATCATATTCATCATCTGTGGACTCATTCCAGATAATCCCAGATCATTCGGAAGTTGAGGAGTAATATCTTCCATCATTTGCTTATAGAGATATTCCTGATCTTCACGAATTTTATGTTTCTCATATAGAAAAATAGTTTCCTTTGCAGGATTTAAAGTAGTTGCAATGTGATCTTTTGGCAATTTAACATCTAATTCATTTGTTAATTCAAGCCAATTACGCATAATCATGACTTCTTTTGGATAGCCAGATTTATCAACCATCAAAACTGACTTTACCACCATTGGTCTACTGATTTTTACGGTCATATCATCCTGACTATCGATCAAGCCAATTATTTCTTCACCACTTTTCAACTTAAAGATCTTGTAGTCTAAATCCATAATGACCTCCATTAGTATTTATGAATCTTGATTGAGATTTATTAGCTTAAACGGAAATTTTTCATTTTCATAGATCTTCAATCGTTCAATAAAATGATTGAATGTGTGATTTGTATATTTCTTATACCTTAAATCATCTACTAAATCATATAAAGTCATGTGTGTTTTATTGTCAGCCTTTCTTAATCCTCGTCCAATCGACTGAAGAACACGAACAACTGATTTAGATGGAGATGAAAAAACAATATTATGAATGTTCTTGATATTAATACCAGTCGAACATGTGCCATATGATGCTATTAGAATGCTATCTTCAAGAGTATCAATCTTTTGCCGTATAAATTCTCTCTCATCAAGAGGAACTTCTCCTGAAATATAAAAAACACTCTTATCAAAATCCTTCATCATATCATACAATTTTTTTCCATGAGTTTCTACATGACTAAACAATACCAATGTATTTCCCTTTAAGGATTTACATAGCTGATGAATCATGTTGTATCTTTTTTTGCTAGAAAAAATAAAATCTAATTCATCTCTGTAATCTACTCTTTTTACCTTATTACATTCTTCAAGAGGATATTTAAAAATTAAGCAATTTATGTTAATATTACTTAATACATCCTTCTCAATAAGAGATTTAGTGGTAGTAACTCTATAAAGAGGTCCGAATAGTCCTTCGATTATAAATTTATGAACCTTAGTATTGTCAAGGGTTCCAGAAAGACCGAATCGTATTGGACAATTTTTCATCTTTTCCATAATCATGGAAAGAGATTTTGCTTTGAATAAATGACATTCGTCGCCTATGACAGCATGAAAGTTATCAAAAAATTTTTCATTCTCTCTGAAGATACTTTGCCATGTGGAAATAATTACTTTTTTGTCAATAATTTTAGACTCACCAGCATATATTTTTTTAACATTTGCCTTAACATCCCAGCCATTTAATTTAGAATAGTCCGTAAAGTCATTATATAATTGAGCGACTAGACTTGTGGTTGGCACAACAATTAAGATACTTTTATCTTTTGGCATATTATCAATAAAGTATCGAATTAATGAATAAATTATTAATGATTTACCGGAACCAGTAGGAGAAAGAAGCAATGCTCTTTTATTTCTGATTCCATGCGTTACAGCATTAATTTGATAATCGTGGGGAGTTATATTTTTTCCGCCACTTGATACTTTAAGATAATCAGTTATGAATTTGCGGATGTGATCCTCTTCAATGTAAGTAGTGTCTTCATTGATTTCATTTTTATAAGGATAGTGGCGATCATCGAAGAATTTCTTAACATAAGGAAGCATTCCTTTATAAATTCTTTGACTAGCAAGGTTGTAAAGACGAATCTTACCATCCCATAATCTCTTTCTAAATGATGGATTATATTTGTGATTAGGAACTGTGAATGTAAAATAGGTATTAAGCTCTTTAGCGATATCTTTTGGACATCGTATCTTGATGAATGCATCATCAATAGCTTCTATTTTAATTTCATTGTCCATTTGTAAATTTAATCCAATCAATTGCGGATCTAATATTCCATTGGCGACCATTTACAATCTTGATAACACCATCAAGATAATTGACCATTTCTTTTTTTTCTGCAATTTTTCCTTCAAGATTGATAATGTCATCATCAGCTTCGATGAACTTATCAACATCCGTCTTGAGAATATTCAGTTCAAATGGTTCCCATTTAAGATTTTGTAATTCTTCTCTGCTTAGTTTTCCCATGTAATAAAGCCATTTGTATTTTCTTAATACTTTCATAGTTCGTTCATCGGCAGAAAGCTCCTCTTTGTATTTTTTAAAAAATAACAAATACTTGTTATGAATCTGCGGTGTTATTACAGATTCTTGAGCAAGTTCTGTGATGTCGATCTTGAGATCTTTTTCGACCTGTTCTTTTAGTTCATCAAAATTCATAATTTAAGTATACACAAATATAAATAAAATCAATCTAAAGTCGTATTTCCCGGATCAGGGCTAAAGCTATAATATGTATAGGCAAAAGATGCGCTTACTCTTGCTGGCTCAGACGCAGAGAGTGTGGTGTCAAAGCCAATTCCTCCCAATGATATGGGGAATATATCAAAGAAAGTGGTAGTAATATTTGCTGTATATGAACTCTTCTGAATGATAAGAGTTCCAGTTGATGTAAATTTATTTTCAGGAATATTATAAGTACAATCTGAATCAAGATTACCTATATTTCGCATCCATCTATAAATCTCCAGCCAATTAGTCATGTTTTCATCTACAATAAATTCAATATCAAGATTTGCAAAATTATAAGTTCCAAGTGGTCTTTTTACTGGAACTCCTAATGTAGTTGGCTGATCAAAATTTGGAGATAGAATACCCGGCAAAGTAACTTTCTGTAAAAAAAAGGTTGTAGTTGGTATTCTAGAGAGCTTAAAGGTATAAAAATTCCTATTAAGTTGACTGATATTAACTGGATAATCAGCTTGCGCCATAATGTATGTATAATGAAAAAGGGAGAGGATTTCTCCTCTCCCTTCTCATTTCCTTTTATAGAAACTTATCAGTTACCAGTGTTACCGTGGAGGTTGGTGACTGCGAAGAGTCTATAGTACTGGTTCTTGCCTTCGGTCATGGTTGCACCGAGTGGGCTACCTGAGTCGCGGACGAATGGATTCTGGACCATGCCGTAGCGGGTCTTGAAGCCAATCTTGGGCTGGAAGGTGTCAGGATCGACTGCACGAACCATCTGGAGTGGAACGTATGGGCAGTAGAAAAGACCAGCGTCGTAGGGGCTTGCACCTCTATAGCCAACGCAGACAAAGTTCTGAGTTGCGCTGCTGTAGGGGTCGATGTAAACGCGCATCTTACCAGCTAGAATACCAGCGAAGGTGTTTCCGGTATCGTCAACTTCAAGCTGGGTAGCAGGAGCTGGGGTCAACTGGAGGAAGCCACCCATGGTGAGAGCTGAAGCAACATCTGACGAGCAGACGATGAAGTTACCCTTACCGCGACGAGTATCCTTAGCAATTAGGTTAGCTTCACGTTCAATCTGGAACATGAGACCACGGAAGCGTTCTGCGCTCCAACGACCGTCTGAGTCGAGAGCGAGGTCATATGCACCACCAGTACCTGGTGTAGCTGATTTATGGAAAAGATCTGACTGCTGTGCGCCTAGCTTGGCAACATGATAAATGTTGCGGATAAGCTCGCGGTTCATTTCAGCAAGAATTTCAGTGCTGAGGATGTTTGCGAGTTCGGTTTCAGCGTCAAGTCCGTGAACAGCCTTGAGGTCCTGAGCAAGCTCAGTGGTGTACTCTGCCTTTAGAGCG